TGGCCCCATCAAATTCTTGTAAGCCTTCGCGTACAAGAATGCGTTTCAAGGTATCAACACAGCATCCCATGCGCTGTGCCATGTCGGAATAAGTGTAATCTTTATGGTTCTGTCGGAGCCAAGTCTTGTCCTCGTCTGTGACGGGAACAACTCTCGGCATGTATGTCTCCTAACGTTATTGACAGTATAACCTTTAAGACATTTGTTGTTGGTTGACAACACCGTAAGGTGTGTTTAAAGCACCTATTGAACTACCCACCCAAAGGTGATACAACCGTCTTAGCGTTGAGACGACGAAGACGGCCCCAGAGGGGCCGACTTCGGAACTAGACGAAAACGCGGGAACGAAGTGACTTAGTGACGGTTGTATCATCCACGCTACATCAAGACGAAATGGCAAGAAAAAAGATAACAAAATCAGATGCTTTGTATCTTGAGTGGAAAAAAAGCAGGAACAAGGGACAAGACAATGGGACTGAGGGACAGCCTGTCCCGACACCTGTCCTGTCTAAAGAGGCAGAGGAAAACCGACGCCGCGATCCTGAGATAGCGGCGTGGGTAGATAAGATCAGAGAATACTTTCCCGGCGCAAAAGTTACGTCAATACGTCCAACTCAAGCCACTCACGAACAAGAGTAAGCGGACGCCCCAGCTTGTCCGCAATCTGCAAAGCATCGTATCCGTTGAGAGCCATTTCTTTTGCACGTTGCTTGGTTGACTTGCTGGACACCACTCGCTTCTCGCCATTCTTGTCGTTTGCCGCAAACCCAATCCATTGCACACGATCATGCAGGTCTGTCCACTCCCGGACTTTGCCGTAGCGTATCTCCATCACCATGTAGAGACGAAAGTCTGCGGTGAGGCTTGAACGGAGCAGAGGCCAGACTGGTGTCTCGTAGTTGCCGTCGTACAGAGCGGCGTTCTGCTTTGCCGTGTCCTCATCCTCGAAGACTTGCGTCACCCTGATCTGCGTCTCCAAGACGGTAAGCTGGTTGGTTGACCCTGCTTCACGGCCAATGCCGCTCTCGCTTGGCTTGTTGCTGTGGTGAACCAAGACGACAGACAGGCCAGAGTTTCTGAGCTTGACTGCAAGCTGGTTCACTTTCGACCATTCGTCTGCGCTGTTCTCCTGTAGTCCGGGGTAAGCAGACCGGATGGTGTCGATGACGATGACGTCTGGGTCACAGAACTCAATCCACCCCTGCAACTCTTGCAGTCCCTCACGGTTGTGTAGATTGATTTCGCGCTTGTCGATGAATGGCGTCCAGATGTTGAGCCTATCCTGTGTATCATTATGCACACTCTTCAAGTCCATCAGGCGGCGAGCAATGGTTGCCATGCCCATCTCAAAGTCCATGTACAGGACACGAGCAGGGCGTCCAATCTCAAATGGCCCGAAGTATCTGTTGCCAGCCGTCAGTGCGCCCATAGCATGTTGTATAAATAAAGACTTACCGTGGCCAGAGTAGCCGAAGACTTGCACGATTGTGTTCTTTGGGAGCCATGGTTCGATGAGGTATTGCTTTGCGTCTGCGTCCTTGAGCAGTTGGTCAGCATCCTGCATCTGGATAAGTCGACGCTCACGCAACTCCCTGTTGTCCTTCGGCAAGATGTTAGGCTTGTGGATATACTCGCCCTTCTCGTTGAACCGCTCTGGGTGGTTGCGTTTTTCGGCTTGCTCCATCGAGGCAACTGTGGCCTCGAACTCCCGCTCATCGAGAGCGGTCTCGAAGAACTCATTCATAAACGCGATACCGCGAAGACGTAGCTCTGGGCCAAAACAGCCTTCGAGTATGCTCTCGCTGATGTACTTCATCACACGTTCATTGCGTCCGTTGCCAAGACCAGACGGAATGCGGAGGGTCGACGGGAATCTTTCCCGTACAAACTTCGCTGTCCGATCCCATTCCGAGATAAACTCGTCTGGGTTCAGCGGGTCAATCGACGACAAGTCAAGCTCACTGAACTCAAACTCAAGTCCGTCCATCGCTGGCAAGGATGGCTTCCAATCTTTCCAGACAGGCAAGTCGTCCCAGTCACAGCCAGCAGCATAGTCCCAGACGTAGTTCTTCGACGGCGGCAGCAGCGCGTAGCTGCCGTCACCCCGGAAGTCGAGGCCGTCTATCTTCGGCCAGTCTGAGCCAGTGCTGTTTACTCCTGCGCGAGGGCCACGGCGAACGCCGTCGCGTGGATGCTCGAAGTACAGATGCACCCCACGCTTTGTTTTTACCTGTATGGGTGAGCGCATACCTGTGTTAAGGGCATGCTCCAACGCCTCTTGGTTGTCACAGTCTACAACGACAATGCCGCTGATCTCGCCCGTGATGATTGCGATTTCGTGGTCTGGCCACTTTGTCCACCAGTCAATAACTTCATCTTCTGTGGGTAGTCTGTCTTGAAACTCCCGCCATTTAATTTGTGGCCGCTTGGCTTCTGGTCGGATGGGGATAATTGCCCATCCCCTGTCCAGATACTCAAGAGCCGCTTCCAGTTTTCCCGTCATGTTTTTCCTCAAAATAAATGTCAATGTCTAAGTCGGGGTCATGTTCTTTGATCTTCTCAAGAACGTGACTCGAAACATACGAGCGGGACACCCACCCATACGGTGCTGTGCGGACAACCCCAGTAATCTGTGCAACCGATGACGCTCCTCCCAAATCTGAAATAAGTTTTTGGATGTTCAGCTTCATGGTGTTCCTTTCCAAAAGTTGCTTGCATTCACGTCTTGTTTACTATACACCTATAGGTGTTGACAAGACACCAAACGATTTGCTGGTGTTGAAAAGGAGAAAATATGACAGATAACTGGCAAGTGTTTGAGCGGGAACACGAACAAAAACCTGCTGATATCCATTCGGAACGGCTAGAGCCTCTAGCCAATGAGCTTTACCATCTACATCTTGAGCGTGAGGTCGTCGAGCATCGTATCGGTCAGTTAGAGGCTGAGATAGCACGCCTGTTCCCCGAAGAGGGCGGGACGCTGTCGAAGTCTGCTGGCAAATATGACATAGTGGTTAGCCGAACAGAGCGTTGGTCTTGGGATAAAGAGGCTCTTGAGACGCATTTCGGTCAAGCCCCGCTCCCTGAGTTCGTGCGTAGATCACTCACTGTCGACAAGCGCAAGTTTCAAAAACTTCCAACAGAACAGCAGTCACAGTTGAAGCATGCTCTGACGCGCAATCTTGAAAAGCCAAAAGTAAGGATCAGCCCTAATGTTTAAGACATTTAGCACAAGGGACATCCAAAAAGATGGCCCGACTAAGACCCTGTTGTATGCACACCATGGTTTTGGAAAGACGTATCAGTGTCGGTACTACGAGAAGCGGTTTGGCAAGGGACTTATTCTGTCTGGTGAGGCGGGACTGAAGTCAATCGAAGACGTGGACATCGACTATGTTCCGTTCTCTTCGTGGCGTGGTGAACACAACCCCGAAGAGGGAGTGTTTAGCTTTGTCGGCATCATGCAGATGATCAAGACTCCTGAGTTTGCCGAGGCAGGATACAAGTGGATTGCCATCGACAGTCTGACAGAGATGTCTGACCGTCTGATGGAGCATCTTGAAGCCGAGAACAAAGACGGCAACAACTTCAAACTCTATGGCGACAACGCACGGATTATGATCGGTGCGCTGAAATGGATCAGAGACTTGCCGATGCACGTCTATGTGACATGTCTCGCGAAAGAGGAAAAGGACGCCAATGATGTGACCCATTATTGGCCCATGGTCAAAGGTGCGGCGGTAGCCAAACAAGTTCCTGCCCTCTTTGACCATGTTTTATGTGGTGTTCGTCGAACTGAGACGAACGACAAGGGCATGCCTAAAGTCACTAGGTACATCGTCACGGACGAGGTGTCTGGCTGGCACGGGAAAACTCGTGACCCGATGAATGTTCTGAAGCCGTATGAAAAGATTGATGACGTAACTGCGCTTCTTGCGCGAATGGCTCACCCAGAGGAGTAAATTATGAACGATTGGAATTTTGGTAGCCTTGACTTGTCAGGTGTAGAAGAAAGCACAGGAAGCTCTCGTCTTGTAGAGGGCGTCTACCATGTAAAGTGTACGGACGCCCGGATTGAAGATGGTGTGGGTAGTAACAAGAAGCTAGTCATTGAGCTTGCGGACACTGAAGGCTCTGGTGATATTCGACAAATCCTAAATATCAGACACACTAGCTCACGAGCGCAGGAGATTGCTCTTCGTCAGTTGAAAACCTTCTTGGTTTCGTCTGGACACCCCTCGCCCGACAATCCTAGAGATATTTCCACACTCAAAAATCTTGAGTGTAGAATCCGCGTTGGCTTAGGTAAACCATGGAAAAATAACGAGGGGCGTGAGGTGCAAACTACTGAAATAAAATCTTTCATGCCTTTAAATGATTTGTCTTCTGAAGCCAAATCATCTCCCAAAAAAGACATGTGTATGGACGATGATATTCCCTTTTAGGTGAGTCCCGTCCGCAGGTCGGCGAGGTGTTCCTCCCCACCTCGCCGACCAAAATCAAAAGGAAAACAAATGTCAGTAGCTCAAGATACCGTAAAGGCCATTGATGAAGGTTATGCCAGAGAGAGTCGAGAGAGGGCGCGAGATTACATCGGCGCATCTGGCATTGGCACTGCATGTGATGCAGAGCTTGCCTACAGCTTACGAGGTTTTCCGAATACTGACCCAGACCCCCGCCTCAAGCGCATATTCCGCTTGGGCCACATCCTCGAAGAGGAGGTCGTCCGAGACCTAAAGCTGAAAGCAGACGTCCGCGTCTGGGAAAAGGATGGGCTTACCGGGAGGCAACATACTTATTCAGAACTAGGTGGCCATATCGTCTGTCACATGGACGGACACATCCAGCTTAATGACGAAGTTCTTCGCGTCTTGGAGATCAAGTCCATGAACGAGGCGAGCTTCAAGAAGTTCCAGAAAGACGGCGTCAAGATTTCCCACTCCAGATACTACGCGCAGATGCAGATGATGATGGGCATGTCTAAGATACCGTCGTCATTTTTCATTGCAGTCTGCAAGAACAACAGCGAGTACCACGCAGAGATTGTAGAGTTCGACGAGCTTGAGTGGAACTACATACGACAAAGGATTGAGCGCGTCTTGGCGAATCAGGCCGCCAAGATCAGTGTGGACGAAACAGACTGGCGGTGCCGTGGATGTTTCAAGCGCGGCGTCTGTTGGGAGGGGGTAGAAACTCCGAAGACTTGCTCAACCTGTCAGCATGCTTTTGCTAACAAGCAGGGTACTTGGCATTGCTCAAAACATGATGAAGAGGCGGTCTCAGTTTGTGACCAATACCAAAAGTACGAGCCATTTGAGAAAAAAACATGACCGACTTTGGCAAAATAATGGTGCGTTACACTGAGCTTGGTAACAATCGAGCCGAGCTTCTGTTCGAGATTGAAGAGAAGCAAGACGAAGTTACATCCATAGACGACGCGATCTCTCGAATAAAGTTTGAGCAACACAAAAACAAAAAGGATATGTTAGCCAAAGCTAGAGATAAAAAACGCTATCTTAAATGTGAAATTCGCGTGCTTCATAAGAAAAGACGAATTATTGAAACAGAACTTGATACAATAAGGATGACGGTGCAGTGGGCGAAGTAAAGAGAAACATTACGTTAGATGAAGCAAAAAAGAAAATCAACGGCGATAGGGCTACTGATTATGGCGATGCCTATGACAACCATCTTCGCATTGCAGCACATTGGTCAGTAATTTTAGGTCGTCTTGTTTCTGTAGAGGAGGTTTATCAGTGCCTCATAGCCATGAAACTATCACGCGTATCACACACGCCCCATCACCAAGACACATGGCAGGACATTTGTGGATATGCGGCTTTGGCAAGCGAGTTAGTAGATGCGGACTGAGTTCTGTTCAATGTACTTAGGAACACAGTAAGCTGTTGATTTGTGTTGCTTGTCCAAACGGTATTTATATTTATAGTTTCCGTATCTTTTAACCAATTTAGACGCGAAATAATTACACTTATTCACGTCCCAAAAATACATATCACCACTGACGAGTTTCTGAGCTTCGCCGCTTCCAACAAAAACAAGTAACAGAAAGACGTGAACCATTCATGTCAGTTCAAAGTGCGGTGCGTCAATGAAAGGACGCCGACCTTCTGACCTTCGCGCGTCAATATAGTGCATCATCGCTTCTTCCATTGTATTGTCCCACCCGCGCAGATCATACACGTTCCACGCCGCGCCCCAACGAAGAGGAACGTCGAGTTCGTCTGCGGCCTTTTTGAACGCATCTGCAATGTTGTCGTACACGTTGAGTTCCCATGTGATCCTCGGCCCAATGTATGCCACGACGTCCACCGCTCTGCCCTCTAAATGCTTCGACCTCATCGTCTGGGATGCACCAGATGCAACCAGCTTTTCTTGCTCCGCCTTTGATCTTATTCCGCATGTCACACCAAAATCCACATTTGTTAATTCAATAGCACGGTTCACGACACCAATTAATTCAGGCTCTAGCCCCTCAAGACGTGACAATGACCGTTGGGAAAGTTTGAACTCCATAATCTATCCTATCGCTTGAAGAAGTGCTTGCCTCCACGGATGCCAACGGCTGCCGTGCAGATTGTGAAAACGAGCCATGTGTACCACTCTGGCAACTCCGCAAGACGATCGAAGCCATTCTTAACGGTCTCTTCCATGCCGGGTATGAAACACAAGACCACCGGGATCATTACGATCACGGTGACAAACTCGTCTTTGAGTGAGTTCTGTGTACCCTGTGCCATGATGCGCTCCCAGTCTGCGACAGACGTCTTCTCTGAGAGCATAATTTTTGCCTTCGCTTCAGCTTCGGTCAGCTTCAGTTTAGCTTCAGCAGTTTGCTTTGTTGTCTTCGCTTCGATCCAGCTAGTAGCCAGACCAGCGATTGGGGCAAGTAGTGCTTGAATCATGACTTGTTCTCCGATCCGAGCCACAGGCCAAAAGCACCAGTCATGGCACCAGTAACAGTGGCGGTTAGGGCGGTGGCTTCGACAGTCACAAGGCCAGAGTCATGGACGTCTATGAACCACTCGATGACGCGAATGTACATGATGGTCATTACAAACATCATAAATCGCGGAAGTATTTTCCATTTCAGTACGCTTTCAGCAAACATTAGTTAAAGAACCCTCCTCCACTATTTCTCTTGTTCCCGCGAGTGGCTTCTCCTGCCACCGCTTCAACAATGTTCTCCTTGGCAGAGCGAACCCCGCCGATCACTGGGATGCGATTAGCAAGCTCCCTGACTGCGGCACGTTCTTTAGCATTGCTATTGTCGCCGCCGAAAGCCGCGTCTTGCGCCCCTGCTAATACGGTGATGCTGTCCATACCAAGACCAAATGTTGGGCCAAGGAAGGTCGATGCGATGCGGTTCTGACCGAATGCTCCATTGTCAGCTTGGGACACGGTGGAGTGGATCACGTCACCAAGGAGGCCAAGACCACCCATGACCATCAGACCTTCAAGATACCAGCCCAAGAAGTCGTTCTCATTGCCATGTATTTTTTCATCGTAGCCGATGGTCTTGAGAAAGTTTCTCTTGCGAAGCTCTGGCGACCTTTCGTCTTCGCCGCCACGCTGCTGGACAACGTCTTTGGCACTGTTCGTAACCATGCCGAAGGCAGGGCCAATCGTTGCGAAGTACATCAGCGGCTTGAAGTTGCCCCTGTCTGCCTCCCTCAAGGTGTGTCCTGCAAGACGTGTCATCATCAGCGGGAAGGACTTCAGTTGGAAGACCAGTGCGCCGATTGGTGTTTGCCCCCACATCGGGACGTCGTCCGCATTGGGCTGGAAGATGGCATCATCTGCGAAGCGGATTATCGCCATGCGGAGAGTCTCGTCTTCAGCCAACATTTGGCGGCTGCCAAGGGATTCACTTTGACGTTCTGCTCCGGGCAAGAACGCCTCCAGACCATAAGTCTTGAGGAAACGGTGAGCCGTCTTGTACGCAGCAGGTTGCTGCGCGTATGGCGTGCCTTCTTTGAAGTGATTGAAGGCTTTCTTCTGCATGGCGATGAAGGCTTCGTGTGCGGTTGCACCAGCGATCTCGCGGTTCATGTCAGTCCACGGTGTGAGGAACGTAGCATTGAAGAATGCGTGCGAGCCTTTGCCATTTGGTGCGCCATATAGATGGAGCATGCGCTCATGGAGAATGTTCTCCATAGCAACGCCCACGTTCTGAAGCATGGCGCGGTATTCTGGGTCGCTCTTCCACTTGTGCAAGCCTTTCACCCAAGACTTAAACGAGCCAGACCTGATGATAGGCAGACCCAAGTCACCGAGGGACGTCAAAGTAGTAAAGGCCAGCAAGGTCACGTTATTCACAGCACGCAAAGTGCGGCTCGTGTTTACGACACCTTTGCCACCAAAAGCTGTTAGAGGCTTCTTCATCGCAATACGCATTGCGTTCTGGATGAAGTCCTCGTCGGCTGGCGAAAGCTGTCCGTCCATACCACGGAAGTCTTCAAGGCCATGGACGATTGCGTCAGCACGCCGCTTGTACGTCTGGTTCATGCGGCCAGTGGCGTTATCTATTGGAGCCACACTGTACAGAAGTTGCCGTGCAGCAGGTGCGCCACTTTGTGCGTGCGCGTCCATCAGTCGGCTGACAAATTCTATAGCTGTTTGCTCATTATTGACGAATGGCATCCTGATGACGTCGGCCAGAGTGGCTTCTTCGCGCTGTCCATCAGGCATCATGCTCTGGATGTCACGTCTGAAGACCTTGTTCGACGACAACAAACGTACAATTCCGTTCACGCCTTCCTGCGCCACTGTGAGATAATCTGAAACGGCGTGAGAATTTACGCCAAATTCACGGGCATGTGTGATCCTGCGTGAACTTCCTTCGATATACTTTACAAGTATGGCTTCAAGATCGTCTTCAAGAAACTCTTCAAGTTGCTCCAGCATCTCTGGATATTTTTCAAGCTCGATGACACGAGAGTAGTCAGCGTTCTCGAAAGTTGGGTTTTTAGTTGTTCCACGAACAGGGATAAATGCACCGTCTCCTCCTTCTTCTGTAAGGGTCATAACAATGCCACGAGCAAAGGCGAGTGCCTCTTCGTCTGTGAAGTCCATGCCATTCGACATGCGCTCGTAGACATAATACTGCTTAAACTTTTCGATAGCCGCGTCTCTGTTCTTGTGGATTTTCTCTGCGTTCCAGACCTGTGGCAAGTAGTTCGGGCCACGATCACCAACATGGAACCCAAGGTCGATGAGTTCCTGACGCTCGCCTGCCAGAGTTGTGCGAATCTGGTTGTAGATTGCGCGTTCTTGCGGGGTAAGTGCCTGCTCTTGACGGCTGCCGTCTCCACGTCTGAGGGCGCGGACGATTTTGCTATGTGACTGTGGTTGCTTTTGCCCGACGCCAGCAGTCGACTTGCGAACGTAGCTGCGAAGCACACCGTCTGCGTCTGGCAATTTCGCCAGAGCTTGGCGGATGGGGAAGAACTTACCAGCAAAGCGTTGGTTCATGTCTGGGAAGTGCTTCTCGTATGTGTCTCCCAGCCACTTTGCACCCATGCGACGCATGCGGTCAGACTGGGATTGCAGGAATGCCATCGGCCCGCGCGACCTTACTGCCACCTCTTCTTGCTCCGTGAGAGGGCGGCGTCTGAGCATTGACATGATTGCGCCAGTGTATGTCGGGTCGGTTCCTGCTGTCTCTGCCAGTTCGCCAAACTCGCCGACGGGGATATCATCTACAGAGTTAAGACGGCCAGTGGAGAGAGACTCGACAGTCGCGCCTGTCACACCGCGAGGCACGTTTGACACTTCCTCAAGGTGGTACATTGAGGTCAGGTCTGCATCAAACTCTTTCGAGTCCACATGCTTCACTTGGCTGGAGTCAAACAGAATGGCCGCGTCATGCGTTACGCTGGACGCGCCATAAGTCCTCGCTTTGACACCATCAATGCCGCCGATAACCTCTTCCCCAGTGTCCAAGCTGTTGCGCTGGGTGGTGATGAGGCCGTCATAACCCATGTCTTGCAACATATTGTTAAATTCGGCTTGGGCTTCTGGGCGGCTCCGACCAGCGTGATTAGCCATGGCGTTGATGATTGTGTCGTACAACTCATTGCCAGTCATGCCAGTCACACCGGGGTAACGTGAGTATCTCGCCGGGTTTGCGAACGCTTCGATGACGTCTGCGGGGATGGTCTCGTCTTCGTTCATCTTCGCTGCAATCGCTTTGACGAACTCGCTGTTCGAGTTGTAGTGAGCGGTCTCTCGCAAGTCAGCAGGGTTCCTGAACTGGATAACCAGTGGCAAGACGAGGCCGTCGTTCATGTTGACGCCACCATCTTCAAGAGCTTTCATCAGTGCCTGCTCTACCTCGATAAGCTCTTCGATCTCATCACGGGTCACTTGCTTTTCGTTGGCGATCTCGCGGTATAGGAACCCATCGTCATCAGCGTTCAGGTCTGCATAGTTTCGACGAAGATGATTGATACTCTTGCGTGCCTGCACAAGCTCGTAAGCGAATTTGATGAGCATATCTTTCTCATCAATGTCGATGTCCTCACGCGCCTGAATAGAGCCAAACAGAGACTCCATTGTTGGGTTGTCACCATAGATTTGGCTGGCAACGTGCGGGTTGCGTGTGACGTAGATTCCGGGGCCATAGTGACCGCGCTGTGATGGTTGCAAAGCCACGTCTGGGTTTTTGGCCTTCGACAGCTTAGAGCCGTGCGGAGTGCCATGATAGAAGAACACAGGCATGTCAGAAGCAACATCAAAGCCCATGCCACCCTTGGCAAATTCCCTCATCCGCTCTCTGCGGAAGGCAGACATCGACGCCACTGAGTCATAGGCATAATCTGCGGCGTAGCTTGGGTGGGTCAGAAACTTGCCATCTAGTGTGCCTGCCATTGGACGAGATGAGTTGTCCTCGAACATGTCGCCATACATGGATACGCGGCGGAAGTTCTCTTTGACAGTCGGGCTACCAACGTGGCCGTTCACCATGTAAGACGCGTATTCAATTGTTTCATCTATAGCGTCATCAAGCATGCGGATGTTGGTGATGCTTTGCAGATTGTCTGCGTTGATCGCATTTTCGAGGATGTCGTCACGCGTGGTGCGCTCGGCCATATATTCAATGATGCTTTCACTGAGCCAATCTACAGCCTCAAGCTCTTCCCGCGCCTGTT